TAACACCAAATCATCGCCAGCTATCGTCGGCGCTGTAAGGGTGCCCGTCATCGTATCTCCAGAGATGGAGACAGATTCGGTGTCGGCGGCTGAGCTGATGTCGTCGAGAGCTGCCGCGGTTACGCGAAGCTCGACCTTAACACCAGCGGAAAAAGAAGAGGCAGTCGTTCCGTCCTGCCCACGCACGACCGTCAGGGCAGTACCGCTCATACCAACAAACGCAGTGGCCTTGACGACTTCAATGGTGGGCGAGTTGGTGTCTGTATCAATGGTAAGGTAAAAGTAATCGCCAGACGACAGCGTTGGCAAACCAGACGCATCAGCTACGTTGATCGTGGTTTGAGTTGCGTTAATCGCTGTAGATAACGTCGTACTTACATTGTTAGCAAACTTGACTGCCATAGGTTAAAACCTCAATAGAATCGATAACTTAGGAAACGGTTACTTCCCACGTTATCGTCATCGAATCCTGAGAACCTTTATTCACCACAGAGAAGGTTGTTCTGCAGAGCATGTCGCCGCTAGAAGAGGCATTGAACAAACCGGCCTCAGTAATCGCGCCGGTTCCGTCGCCCGCGCCGAAGCTTGCGACATAGCTAACGACGTTACTTGAGACAGTTGTCGAAGTGAGAGCGGAACGGTGAGACTCGCTGCCAAGGGCTGTGTTACCAGCTGCTGGGCTTGTAGAGCCTGTACCGATAGCCATGTGAGACATAGCACTTGTGGTGGCATCTTTCATACGACTTGCGACGTAGTTTTTACCAGTGGTTACGACTAAGTTAGGGACCTGCTGTACCACTTCACCGTTTACGGCGATCGACAGGTGCCCCTTTAGCGTCAGATCATCATTTAACATGGATTACTCCTAGTTGTTGATCGGTGCGACATTTATGGCACCTGCGTTTAAAAGGGAAGAGGCCGACGACCTCTTATTAAAAGTGAGAACATCGCTAATCGATACAGACTCATCGAGGCCCTTACTTATTTGCTTAGATTCTACCTCTGACAGAGACAAAGAATCAGATTTATTTGCACTGAATGTGATATCCGCTTGCTCAAGTACGCTCAGCACTTCTGACTTACTGATACCTATGTCCAGCACTGGGTCATCAGAAACAGCTACTGAGTCAGTAAAGTCACGAACAGCGGTAAACACACGACTAAAGTTATCAGTGACACCTACTACGTTGCCTTTTCTAGCCTGCGTGTCTTTAGTAAACGCATCTACCGTGGCTGAGTCGTCAATAGTGAACGCATCAGTGAACGTCCGATTAAACACCACCGTTCGGCCAAAGACCTGCGAAATGGCTACAGCGTCTGTCTTATTCAGACCAACAGCCAGCGTACTATCATCAGATACTGTGGCCGTCTCAGTGAACGTACGAGCAGAAGTTACTACTCGCGAGAAAGACTCAGATATGGTTACGCTATCGCTATCGGGACGTGAGTAACTAATCGCTGGGCTATCGGCTACAGTCGCCGTGTCGCTGAGTGGTTTGTCGACATCAAGAGAGTGTTGCTCTCCCATATACAAAAACTCTGTTTCGTTCTTGCCATAAGAGATAGTGGCGTTCTCAGACACAGAAGTGCTATCAGCAAAGTCTCGTATAAACGAAACAACGCGGCTCAAATTCTCAGCTACATTAGTAGCGTCAGCCAAGGCCTTAAAATAACTTATAGTGCTGTTTTCTGTGAGCGTAGGGACGACATCTGCAAGCGTTTTGGCAAACGCCATAGTGTGGTCATCAGAAAACGCTATAGACTCTGTAAAGTTTTTACTCACTACCAAGGTAGGAGCATCGGAAAATACAAAACTGTCAGAAAGTGAGCGATTTATTATTAATGTTACATTAATTAATTCAGTCACAGCGGCTGTATCCGCCAACACCTTGCTAATGTCAAACGACGATATTGCTTCTGCTATAACAGGTTGATCGACTAATCCCTTAGAAATATTGAGTGTAGCCTGCTCGCTAATTACTACTGGATCGTTACCCCGGAAATATCGGTTGAGTGTGTCTGGATCTAGCGCAAGGCTAGTAGTGTTAGCGTTACGAAAATAAACAGCAGAAATAAGGTTGCGATGGCTAGCCATGGCTTGCAAATCAGAAAAACCAACAGCCGCTTCAAAAGTGGGGCTAGATACACCAACTGACGCTTTTTGAAAAGCAGGTGCGACAATTGTCAGGCTGTTGTAATCGACAGACGCCCGTACATTGCGTACATGGACAAACAGCCGGATTGCCATTAGTCGAAGTCGCCCCGCACCTTAAGCTTAATTAAGTCGTGGACTGTTTGTTTACCACCACCCGAGAATGTGATCTCTAACTCAGCTTCAAAAGTGCCAGCAGTATCCAAGGTACCATCTGGGAAATCAGTAGCTACTTTGCCGCCAGTAGCATCTGTAATTGTACAGGTTAGAGTACTTTTAACCGTACTACTGCCAATTTCCCGAATACGTAGGCGTACAGTAGTGCCCGTAAGGTCTATAGGTGCCCACGTTGTGTCGTTGTCTTCGTCAAGGGTTAACCCGGTAGCAGCTGTGTTGCTATCTTTTAACGTAAAAGTTAGCTCTGGTAACGTATCGCCCGTGACTAGATTGAGAGTTGAAGAATATGCCATTTTTGCTCCCTTCCAAGTGCTTCTGGCGTTTGTTTACTTTGTTGGAGCTACACCTGTTGTTCCCTGCACTTCGATATTAAGCGCGTTAGCAAAAGCACCGTAATGCGCTTGGGCGCGCTGCGCGTTCCCTGCGTACTCACTATCTTTGCTGTAAGCTCGATAAAGTATGTAGTCTGTTACGACGTTGCCATAAATATCAGGCAAATCCATATTCCCACTAACATCTGAATACGTAGAACCATCAGCTGGCTCAGCTACGTTTGTCGGAAAAGCAGAGTATGTAATATCTACCCTACTAGTAGTGAGCGCAGGGGGGTATACAAAGAAAGTTTTAGGGTCCCTAGGATCATAAGTAAAGTGAACCACGTCCAGTTCGCCAGTGAGGCCGTACCAATTAGGTATCTGAGCGTCCAAAACTTCGCGTGCTACCATACGAACTGCTTTGCTTGTACCAGCAGCTGCAGAGTTACGAATAACATCAATAAGCTTTGCACCGTCTGACGGTAAAGCTTGCTTAGCGCCTGCTGCACATGCCACTGTTGCGTCCTTTATGGTGGCATCGGGGCGGTACAATACTACCTCCCTCTGACCATCGTTAAGGTAGCGAACAAGTTCTGGGATGGGCCAGCGTACAGAAGTCGTATCTTGAAGGATATCAACTACGCGATGAACAATAGATGCTGCTGTTATAGCCATTTCTTACCTCACTAAAGGTCGAAGTCTAACGCGGGTTCCCCCACGAACTTTGCCCTGCTGCGATTCTATTCTGGCTGTATGGCGCTGTTCGCGGGCTTTGTTAGCCATTTCAACAGACAAAGCAGGATTAAAAAATACGGTCATAGGCATACTGGCTAGTTTAGATATCGCTTGCATCACAATAGCATCGCCCCAGTAATCGTAAAGATCCGTTTCAACAGATGTAGCCGAACGCGTTGGTGATAGAGCCGCAGACACTTCTACAGTATAACGGTCATCTGGTAACACATTAAAGCGAAGTGACAGCGCTTCATCGACTCTCCGCGTATAGTACGCAGATGGCTTGCCTGCTCTGCTAGAAAGCCTGTATGAGTCATCTTCAAAAACGCCGCTAAGTTTTTTGTCGTCTAGACAAACAGCCAACACCTTAGACACTCTAAGTTGACGACTAGGTAAATCTAAGTCGTAGTCGTTAACATCTTTAGAAGTAAAAAATGAATCTAAGGTTTGGCGCATTACATTAGTGCTATCACAGAACTCTATAGCAGCATCTAGTATTGCCTGAGACGCGGTTGGCTCTGGACAGCCTTGAACATAAGGCATAACTCTTGAGTAAAACTTATCAATACTGATCATGACAGCGCCCAGACAGTCTTTTTGTCACTGGATTCTACCAGTAACCCTTACTTTTTGCGAGTTTTAGGTGCGGCTTTGGGAGCTGGCTTTTCAGCTTCCTTGCGCATGTTTAGCTCATGCTCAAGTTTAGCGCCTGCTTCGGTGGGTACCCAGTCTTCGCCGTGCAACCGCGCTACTATCACTATCTTACCTTCATGAGTGATGCGCGCTTTGTTGGCCAAGATCTCACACTTGTGATCTTTAATAAAATTCAATACGTCCATTAGTGCTCTCCAAATAAAAAAGGGACCCCAAAGGGTCCCTCCGACTATACCACTAGGTTAAGTAGCAGAGCCAACTTGCGCAACTACAAGCGCCTCTGGCTTAACGACTTTACGCCCGTATACAGCCAAACCACGAACGATGTCGCCGAAGTCAGTCTGGTTACGAAGTGGCTCAGTCTTGTTGATTGTCATAGCGAATGAAGTCGCGTGGCTAGTACCAGCGATCATTGCACGACGTGCCTTAGCGTTCGTGAGAGCCGCACCACCAGAAGTAGCGGAAAGCCCCGGAACGAGCGCCTTAGCAGCTGCACCTTTTGGAAGCAGGTTGGAAACATACACACTGAAGCGATCCAACATGCCGATCTTACCTGTGCGTACAGTGCTTGATGGGTCACCCATAAAGTTGGCTTGGGCAACATCTGACTGCATGAGCAGGTGGCGATCGAAAGGCGAGATGATTAAGAAACGACCATCTTCTGGTACGTTCTGCTCATCAAGAACAGAAGACATACGAAGAATCGCGTTTAATACATTCGCAGGAGTCGCCTGATCAATAGGAGCGATGTCAGTACCGAGGTTATAAGATGCAGAGATCTCACCTGCGGTGCCGCCTTCGTTAGCAGAATCAGGACCTTCAGTGACGAAAGAGTTGAAGAATACTTCGTTCTCGATCGCAATCTTGAGCTGCTTAGCAGCATCTTCTGTGAACATGTTCATCAAGTCCATATCAGACTGATAAGCAAGTACATCGTTCACCTGAACGCCGAAGTACTTACCCTTGTTGATCTGCATATCTTGGAAGATCGGGGTTGGTACTTCATAGCTCAGTGTCTGACCAACGGTGTAGTCAGAGATGCTGATTGAAGGCGCAGTGCGAATACGCACAGTATCACCTTGGTTGTTTAACTCACCTTCGTAATCTGTGTTGCAGATTTCTGAAAGGATAGTGTTTTGGTAAAACTTAGCAAGCAGCTTACCTGACCAAAGAGTCGGGATAAACGCACCTGAGTAAGAAGGGGTGGTATCAAACGCACCACTTCCTGTTACGGGGTATACAGCAGCCATGATGGCCTCCTAAAAACAGATTGGTTGATTAAGCCGATACACGCCCTTGCATGTATGCGGCATCGATTTCAGCTTCAAGTTTGTTGGCCTCTTCTAACTTGCCGCTACTATTTAACATGGCAGCTTTTTGGAACATTTTTTGAATGTCACCATTCGTATACGTTCTTCCTTTCTGCGACGTAGGAGTAGCATTTGCGGCATTTCGAACAGGTTGAATCTGACGCTCAAGCTCACGGTCAGTGGGTTTGTCTTGGTCTTGCTCTTTATTGGCCATGCTAGATTTAAACATGTCAACATAGTATGCAACGCCCTCGGCATCCCCCGACTGATAAGTTTGTAACGCAATTGTACGGCGCGGTGCACGCAACACCGGGTCTATTTCGTCTAGCCAAGAAATCCAGTTAGGATCGGAATCCAGCTTCTGAAAATCAGGTACTAGCCTGTGTAGCCTAGCTTCGAAAGTGGACTCGCTAATGCGGTTCTCTGTATCCCCAACTAAGTTTCGCAACTCTTGGTTCTCAGACTGGACTGCTTCGAGCCTACTTTCAAACTCCGCCGCAACTTCTCGGGCTACCTTACGCTGAACTTCAATAAGGTCTTCTCCAAAGTTTTGCACGTCTTCATCAGTAACCAACTTCTGTTCCTGCTTTGGCACTTCCTCGGTTTTGTTTGTCAAAGACTCTTTGAGCGATTCAAGCTCCTTCGTCAATGTCTTAACCTCAGAATGAAGGTGTGGAACCTCTTTGTCGTACATACCTTGTAGGGTCTTGTACTTCTGCTTCCACACAGCAGGATCTTCATCAGTATTTTTTGGCTTAGTCTCCTGTACAGGTTCAGGCTCAGAAACTGATTCTGCCTCTACTCCTTGTTGCTCTGCTTCCTCGACAACGGGTGCTGCTACGGGTTCCTCAGAAGGCGCGGCCTTCTGCTCTACTTCCATAGCCTGCTCCGCCTCTCCAGCAAGCTGCTGTTCAAGTTTCTCGATTTCCTCTATTTTCTTTGCTACCTGCTTAGGTATAGCCATTTCCAAACTCCTTTAAGCTCCAACTCTGTTTTGCGCTCCTTTCGGTATGCACGCTACGTAATGGTTTGCTAGGACATAAATGCGTCAGTGACGCTCCAACACCCCTTGCGATTCTTCAACCGCAATGAGGAATTCTTTTAAGACACTCGCCTTACCTTGGAGTCGGTTGATCGTGGTCTGGTCGTCAGCAACTACAAGGGCCTCTAGAATATCCTGTAGTGCCGTCTCAAACAGCTCGATCAGAGCCTTATTCTCCGACGACTTACAGCGCACAAGCGCCATAAGTTGTTGTTTCTCCGGCTTATATCTTATAAACAAGCTCATATATACGCTCTAGTGATATGTCAGTCAAGAACCATTAGGTCTTGGCGAAACAAAATTACTGTCGCGTCCACCGACAGGCGATCCGTCTGGCAGTATGTTCTCTGGACCTTGCTGCGGACCTTGCTGCGGACCTTGCTGCGCCACGGAAACTGACGCTAGCTGCTGCTGCAGCTGCTGAATAACCATCGCCTGTTGTTGCAGCTGCGAGGCTGTCTTTCGGTCTGGTACAATACGGTCAGGGTTAGTGTTCAGGTTAAGAGCAGCATCCCGTAGAAGTTCTGCTGCGCCATCCATACCCACAATCTGCTGAGCTACTGGGCTGTTAAGCACAAGCTGTAAGAACTCGTTCCGCCGGATCGCCTCCGCTTCTTTGACAACCAAGCTACTAGCACCACGTGCGCTTACATGTAGATCCCCTACCATATCGGGGTCATCCATCGCGTAACGCAAATTATCGTGGTACAAGCGCTCCACGGCCGGAACGATAATATTTTTATCGATGTTGTTGATAACCTGTTTTATGCCCTTGCCTGCGTTAGATATAAGCATAGAAAGGCCAGAAGACGTTCTGCTGGCTCCGGGCGTGTGTCCCCCAGTCATGTACTTGGGAATCATCGTATCTTCATCAGCGCGCTCTGAGAACTTCTCAAAGACAGCCATAAGCTCTTGCGCGTTACTGCTTGGCTGAAAGAACGAAAGCGGCGGGGAACTGTCGTTGTACTCTGAACTACGGAACTGCCAGATCTTCCATGGGTGCATCTCAGAGATGTCTTCACCAGTAGGCAACCGGCTGATGTTTACACCCACCTGCGGACCAGATGAAATACCCATGTTGTTAGCGAGTGCTCGCGCTGTGGCGTTGACCATTGCTTGCGAGTCGCGACACAAGTCGGCTACGCCCTTACCATCCACAGAACCGGGCTTCGACTCGTAGGAAGTAAGGTAATAAGGCTTTCGCCCCAGTGGGTCGTAGTTAAGTACGGCACGTATAACAGTACCACCAATAAGCCACACCTCACACGGGTAGCTGAGTGAAGCATCTTCAATTTCCTCTTCTGGTACTCCCCACTCAATAAGTAGGTTTCCGGGAATGCTATCCCACAACTGCAGTGCGTCTACTAGGTCGTCGGTGTTTACGGCCTCTGGCTCGTATTTACCTTCAGCTTCAGCTTTCGCTGTATCAAGCCACAACCACTCTTTTAACATGCCACCGTTAAAATCGGCCAATACAGTGCGGATAGCGTCATCGTTATATCCGGGAACACCCATCAAGCTCTGTAAGTCATCCGCGGTCATGCGGTGCCGCTCAATAACATACCCATCGTTGAGGTTCCAAGCCCAAGGTGCCCAATACATATTGAATGGGTCGACGCGCTCCCACTCATTTCGGATCACAGTGTTTGGGACGAGTTTCCCTTCCTGCCACTGCATAACTTTACGTCTACGCTTAACTGGGCCTTTTAACACGGCAAACGGGAATGTGACGATGTCGTCGATAAACTCGTTGAACGCCTGATACCAGCCACCTTCAAGCAGCTGATCCTCCATGCGGCGCTCCATACGCTCTACGCGTTCCTCGGCTTCTTCTTTAGCCAAGTGCATAGTCTGGTCTTTCATACTAAGTGCTACTTGGCGTAGCTCTTCTTCAGACGGCATCTGTCCAGTCGACTCTATCGCCTGCATAATCTGCTGAGACAGGTTGGCCTCTAATGACTGCATCACTTCTTGGGGTAGGTCAGGCACAGGGGTCGCTGCGATAGCCCAAGGCTTATCTGCGCCCGTACCCAACAGCGTGTCACGGAGCCAGCTAGTCGCCGCCCGACATTTCACCGACGTGAGCTGCACAAATATGTCGGAGCCGCCCTGCTCCTGTATTTCTGACAAGATGTCGGGATCGTAATCCCCATTGCGCTGACGAACGCACTCAATCATGCGTTCTTCTAGTTCCTGCCTCGAATCTTTAGAGACTTCCCAACGGCGGCGCACGTGGGATGCGAGACCTTGAATGTACTCGCGGCTTTGCATTTCGTCGCTGCGGCGCTTGGCTTCTGCTTCCAAATCAGCAACAGACGTTAGGGCCATGCCATTAACAGTGGCCATAGGGTTTTCTCCGGCAGACGAGGCTCTGGACGATTGTATCAGTAACTACTCTATTATCAAGTATATACGTAGCGTACACGCTTTACCTCGCGGCTGTGGGAGGCTGCTGTAGAGCCTCTAAACTGTAGGTCCAAGATACTGTCCGCGTACTGGTTAGCATCGTGTATATGGGAGTACTCGTTCTTGTCAGGCTTGTCTTCTAATTCGCCATTCCGCTTTTTCTTATAGCGGTAACCATGCTTAAAGCCTTTGATAAGCATAGTACAGCTGGGGTCGACTAAATACATAGCATCGCCTTCCATCTGCTGGCTAAGTAGTCGCTCAACAGCCTGTATGCGGTACTCTGGTTTGTTGCTCGGCGGCTTAACACAGGTAAAACCTGCATTGCGCAACGCATCTACCAACGTCAGCTCATTCAGCTGCTGTTTCATAAACCCCGCGGGGTCAGGTGCGCACACCATTTCAAAACCGGGGTAAGTGTTGGCGACGTGAGGGACGAGCTTAAGGCGTATAAAGGTCTCTATCCCCATGTTTTCCGAGGTGATTTCAGAAAGTGTCAGTACCCGACCACGCGGGTCTCGCTGTTTAAAAATAGCGCAGGGCGTCCGACCAAAGTCGATGCCTACAATAATGGGGTAATCCGGCTGCGGTACAGGTTTTAAACCAGAATCAGCCACATGAAAATCGCTAACAAAACTGCGCTCATATACAGGGGTCCCGGCCAATGAGCGACCAAATTTATTTCGGATATATACGTCAACCCAGTCTTCAGTTTTTCCTTCAGCCAGCTTTTCATAATATCCCTCGATCAGGTTATCTTTCCAATCTACTTCGTCACTAAGCGCATCCGGCTGCATGTATATGCTCGCAGTCTGCGGCGGTTCCGACATGTATTGTTCCCAGAAGGTATCAGTATCTGGCGCGTTTGTCGCTCCCCATATATGTGCATTAGGACTGCCATCGTCCATAACACAGCCGCCTTTAGCCACCGACGGGTACCGACCTACACGGCCTTGCAGCGCATTAAAAATGTCTGGGTGAATTTCTCTGTACTCATCCAAAACGCCGAACGAACATTCAAGTGACAGTAACCGCCTAACGTCGTTAGCATCATCAAGACCACGGAATAAAACGTCGCATTCCACATCATCAAACTTAAGTGTGAATCTTTTGTCCGTTCTTGCATACGAACCAGCCACACCTTCGGGAAACCACGTCGTAAATGTCGGAATAGTAGCGTCTGTGAGCATCTGGTTAGTGTTTCGCACCACGACCGCCCGCGAACGCCTCACTCCGTCTTTTCCGGGGCGCATTTTCTTGGCGTGGTAGGCTATTTTCATCACCGCAGCGGATGATTTACCTGATCCTACTGGGCCAGACACCAGCGAAATAAATGACTCGCATGTCAAGAACTCAACTAGCGATTTTGGGGGGTTATATACTGTGTTTGTGTCGCTCATGCGAGGATATCATCCCCTGCATATTCGTAGTCTTCACCCTCGTCAAACAGGGTTTTTAGGCTTAATTTGGGCGTTTTTTGATCGATTTTAGGCTCTATTTCTTCGATTTCGATCGGTTTTTCCTCAATTTTGTCGATTTCGGAGTGCTCTATGACAATCTCACGCTCAGTAGGCGTTTTTTGCTCCGAATCTGGCAAATTTATGGTGATGCTGAACCCGGAGCCTACTGCGAGCTGCCCCTGATCCTTCTTTGGCTTTAATTCAGCCCACTCAACGAGGTTTTCGATCATCTTTACCCGCACTGCGGGGGGTATATTGGTGTCTCTAGCTAAAAAATAAGCGTCCGGCAGTAAATCCTCTGCCAAAACCCTAGATTTTGCCGAAAAAGAGAAGCCATTCTCACGTAAATCCCGTTCATATACTTCAAGGTACTGTTTGAACTGGGGATTTCGCTTTATTTGGTCGAATTCTGCGTCTGTTATGCCTTCGCTAGCTGCAATCTCATGTTCAGGGCGCATGGCCCCCACATTATTTCTTGCAACCGCTATAGCTACAGCCCGCAACTCCGCATCCGCATAAATGCTGCTGTGCATAAAGTCACCCTTGCTTTTCGCCGAGTGTATTTCTATTTGTGTCACACCGCAACATATTGTGGTTTGTGTTGTAAACACGTGGCTGTTTTATCAGAGACAAGAATATAATGAAAAATAGGAAATTTTATGCGCGCTACGGATATATGGGTATGGGGGAGGGGGGTGGGGAGGGGGTCCTGTGCCCCCCGTGTTGTGTCGCTTCGCTCCTACTATCATGGTAGCTATTGCGTGGGCCAGTCAGTCTGGTAACTTAGATCACGTGGACAGCAAGACCGCCACGAAAACTAACTAACTAACAAACAGGTGAACAATATGAACAATTTCGAAACCATGCACGAACTTAAAGCTGAACTAGCAGGCGACGCGCAGGAGTATGCACGTGTGGCGGCCCGGGATTTTTTTGACAAAGCGCTAGAGGCTGAGGGCGCTGAGCAGCAAGAGCTTAATTCCAAGTCGGAGCGCGCATGGGCGTCTTACTGGATCGCACGTGCAGAGTACTGGGCGGGCGCGGCCGAGGACGCCCGAGAGTTCACGTACCAATCGGCGGCGCTGTCGGAGCTACGAGCGCGTGAACACGAGGCCGAGGCCGAGCATTGCGTCGCTCGCGCTGAGATCCAGTTCGATCGATCGAACTACCACAAAGCCGAGGCCGTGCAGTTGCGCGGCGAGGAAGAGTAACTTCACCTAGGGGCTTCGGCCCCAATTTGCGCGGGGGGCTTCGGCCCCCTTTTTTGTGTGCGGCCCTCGGCTGTGAT